AGACAAGGTTATGGCGGAATGGGAATGGTAAGAGAAAATGCACCTGTAGTAGAATCAGTGGGCGAAATGTTTGCAGCAGCAAGACCAAGCTCAAATTTAGATGCAATTCAAATTAATGCCGTTCCAGATTTTACAGCTTTAATGGCTAAAATGCAACAAAACGGAGAAGTTTAATGGCATATAACGTACGAAATATAAATGTATTAGATCTAAGGCCTTCCACAGGAATTGGAGTCTCTATACCTTTCAGCAATCCTGCTGTTTTCGAGACTGTATATAATACTAAAGATCAAACCAAGTATAATTTAATAAATTTCTTATTGACAGATCCTAGAGAGAGAATATTCAATCCTTCTTTTGGAGCTGGTCTTAGAGGTAAATTATTTGAGCAAATAACTAACACTACAGTAGATGATTTAGATACTCTAATCAGAAGCGGTGTACAAGCTTATTTTCCAAATGTAGTTATAACAGCTTTAACTTTCGGAGGTAATCCAGATGAGAATAACTTGACTGTTAATTTTTCATACACTATTAGAAACACTAGAGAATCTGACAATATAACACTAAGCATCAATGGCTAATAAAGATATAAGATATTTAAATAAAGACTTTAACACCTTTAAAGAGGCGTTGGTAGAGTATGCAAAAGCATACTACCCGACTTCTTACAACGACTTTTCTACATCCTCCCCTGGTACCATGTTTATTGATATGGCTGCTTATGTAGGAGATGTATTAGCTTTTTACTTAGATAACAATACACAAGAAACTTTTTTAGAGTATGCAAAACAGCCTTCAAACCTATATAACTTAGCTTATATGCTTGGCTATAGACCTAAAGTAACTTCAGCAGCTATCGTTAACTTAGACGTGTATCAACAGTTACCTGCATCAGGAGCCAGCTACTTACCAGATTTTAATTATGCATTGACTATTGAGTCTGGTATGCAGGTTAGATCTAATATAGATACAACAATGTATTTCTACGTTCCAAACGTAGTTAATTTTAACTTAACTTCTTCTAGTAATCCAACTGACATTTCAACCTACACTACTGTAGGAGGAAATCCAAATACGTATCTTTTAAAGAAAACAACTCAAGCTATTTCAGGTCAAGTTAAAACAACTACATTAACTTTTGGAGCAGCAGAGAGATTTCCTACTAGGATTCTACAAGATACTAATATTATCGAAATTATAAGCATTACTGATAGTAACGGAAATAAATGGTATGAGGTACCTTATTTAGCTCAAAACTATATTTTAAAGCCCGTACAGAATACTCAAGCATTTTATCCGCAATTATATTCTCAAGCTAACGAAGTTCCTTATGTTTTAGAAAAAATACTTGTACCAAGAAGATTTGTTTCTAGGTTTAAAGAAAACGATACGCTAGAATTAGAATTCGGTGCAGGTATATCGGCTGTATCTTCCTCAGTGTATATTCCCAATCCAAATAATGTAGGTATAGGTACTCTAAACGGTATATCTCTTTTGAATACCGCCTTTGATCCAACTAACTTTGTAACAAATGATAGCTATGGTTTAGCACCTCAAAATACAACCTTAACTGTTACATATCTAGTAGGCGGTGGTGCAGCTTCAAACGTACAAGTTAATCAATTAACCAATATTGTAACTAGTACTTCCGTATTTGAAGGTACTCCTTCTAATCCAACTTTACAAGCAAATGCATTAAGTTCTTTAGCAGTTAATAATGAAGAGAGAGCAGTAGGAGGCGGAGACGGTGATAGCCCAGAGCAGTTAAGATTAAATACTTTAAATCAGTTCCCGACACAGATGAGAGCTGTTACGCAGCAAGATTATCTAGGTATTACTCTAGGTATGCCTCCTAAATTTGGTCAAGTAGCTAAGGCTTATGTAACTAAAGATGAAGCCACTTTTGCACAGTATCTAGTAAACGAACCAGGAGAGAGAGATCCTTTAGCAACTGCACTTTATTTACTAAGTTATAATACCTTAGGACAGTTCGGAGTTCCAGGCCCAGCTCTATTACGTAACGTTCAGACATATCTAAAAGAGTATAGAATGCTAACTGATACTATTAGATTAAAGCCTGCTTATATTATTAACATTAAAGTTAGCTTCGATATTATAATATTACCAAACTATTCTGCAAGAGAAACTCTTTCTTTATGTATAGACTTACTCAAAGCCTTCTTTAATAGAGAGAATTGGCAAATAAATCAACCTATTATACTTTCTACTATCTATACTTTATTAGATCAAGTAGCAGGAGTACAGACGGTGAATAGAATTGCAATAAATAACCTAGCAGGAACAAGCGCAGGGTATTCAGAATATAGTTATGACATAGCAGGAGCAACTCTAAACGGTGTAATTTATCCTTCGTTAGATCCTAGTATCTTTGAGGTTAAATACCCCGATGTCGATATTCAAGGACGCGTAGTAACAATGTAATAAAATGGCAGTATATCAAATATTCGCATCCGCTGATGCAACAATTTATTCTAGATACCCAGCTAAAAATACTGGTATAGATCAAGTATTGGAAGTATCTGTTAAGAACTCGCAAGCCGGTCTTGCGTTTTATAATAGAGATCAACTCGTTACTCAAAATCCTTACTACACTTATGATTTAGCTGCTAATTCTAATTATAATACTTCCGGGGAGTTGTTTCCTCAAACAGATATTAGAAGATCAGTAATACAGTTTTCTAATGCTGATATTAATAGATTAAAGACTTTCGCATCACAAGCCAAGAGCGGTTCTTACGAGGCGAGTTTAAAGTTAAGTTTAGCTTTTGCTCAAAATTTAAGCACTACCTATTCCTTAGATGTATATCCTATTTCTCAATCCTGGACTATGGGTACTGGTAGATTTGCACAAGTACCTCAATCTACTAACGGAGTATCTTGGTTATATACAGGAATTTCAGGAAGCTCTGCTCCTTGGGCAGAAGATGCTTTTGTATGGGATAACATAGACTTACCTACCTGGGAGAGTGCCAGCTTAAACTGGAATTTTATTCCTAGCGGTTCTTCTATTTTTTACGTAACGGGCGGCGGATCATGGTCTAGTACTCCTGCAACTCAAAGCTTTGACTACATGTCAAATAAAGATTTGAATGCAGATATGACTGGTATTATGGAAGAATGGTTCTCTGGTTCAATTCCTAACTACGGAGTTATTGTAAAGCATCCTCAAGCTGTAGAAGAAGATCCGAATGCATTTATAGATTTAAAGTTCTTCTCAGTAGATACACATACAATCTACCCTCCTACTATTCAATTTAAGTGGGATGATTCAAACTATTATCCTCAAGGTACTAACTACGTACTTACAGATCAAGTTACCGTAGTATTAGCCAATAACCCAGGTCAGTTTGTACAAGGTGAAACCTATAAGATGAGGTTATCTACTAGATATACTTACCCTCCGCGTCAATTTACAACTTCTTCCGTATACCTAACTAACTTAATTTTATCCGAACAGACTTGTTGGGCTTTACAAGACGTTAAGACAGGAGAGATGATCGTTGATTTTGATGAAAACTTTACCAAACTAAGCTGTGATAGTGTAGGAAACTACTTTACTTTGTATACTACTGGGTTAGAGATTAATAGGTATTATCGATTATCAATTAGAACGAACATATTCTCTACAACTTACGGTCCTTTATCAGTATACGATAACGAGCAATCTATTTACAATGCATTATCTTTATATGGATCAGAAGATCTAGCATTATTACCAGCAGAAGAAGTTGTCTATAGCGGTCAGAATTTAGTATTTAAAATCGTAGCGTAATGAGTGAGAAAGTTGAGCTAGTAAAAGAAGTCTACGGACGTAATACTTATCCTAGAGTAGTAGATATTCAGTTTAGTGAGCTGTATAATCCAGTAGTAGCTGATACTGTTTCAGAGCAAGTTACAGTAGAAGCCTTCTTTGACTTATATAATCAATTGTTTTTTGAGATTCCCGCTACAGGGGAAGTAAACTCTCATGAATATTTAGTTGCAAGAAGTACAGAATATTTAGGAGGAACAGTTTTAACTGATACAGAAAAAGCTTATATTGAAGAGATAAACTCTTTAAGGCAACAATTACTTGAAGCAAACGCAAACTACGCAAATTTAACTAAGATAATATAATGGAGATAGTTGATGTTACATATTTAGGATCGACCGAACAATACCAAGAGTATAATCCTTCAGATCTTACTTTAGTTAATAAAGCTTTTATTACTCCTTCCTTTGGTGGGCCATCAGATTATATTGAACTTTTTATAAAAGATCAAGCCGGAACAGTAATAGGAAGTAATTATAATGTTACTAAATACAATATTGGAAGTAATTTAGATCCTAAAACAGGAACCACTAACGTACTTTACTTAGATCCTGAAGCAGATGCTAAAGAGCAGGGATTTAATAGAGGGAGTGTTAATGTAAAATACAACTTTTTTAGGAAGTTTATCGCCTCTAGTCCGGATCCATCTACCAATTTCTGGATTAAAGAGATTTCTAGGTCAAGAACTGAGATAAAATGTGCTCGTCAAGACCTATCTAACATAGAATTAGCTACTGCTTTTAATGAGTTTAACGGGGTTCTCGGTACTGATGCTTATTACCCAGACTTCTTATTAGATTTCGGTAGAGACGTGCAGATAATTGGGGTAAATGCGATTTACATAGAAGAATCAGATCAAGGCTATGTCATCTTTAAACTTTATGAACCCCTTCCTACAGATTTTGATGTTAAGTCTACTTTTTGGGTAGTAACTCAAGCTGCAGAACCAGCTGAATTTAACGTTACAGTTAATGTAACTGCAGAAGAACTACCTGATTCTGTACCTTTACGTGGACCAAACTACAAGGTAAGTATAACTGATAAGATAGGAAAAACTACACCTTACTATAACTACACTTCTCTATACATAACCTCTGTAACTTCATCATATCAGCAGTTACAGTCTATGATGGATGAAAAAGGAATTCAAATTAACGTAGATTATAGTAATTTTGGAGACTTTACTCACTTCTCTTCTGTAACAGAAAGACTTTACAACTTTGTTTACAAGCTAAAAACCATAGAATCTGCCTCTGCTGCATTATCTATACCAAATACAACAAGTGCTAGAGTACTTTTACAGAAAGGCATTGATAATACTATTCAAAAGTTCGATGGATACGAGTACTACCTGTACTTTACCTCTGCTTCAGCATCCTGGCCTAAAGCAACTACTACTCAACCCTATAGCCTATACTCTGTAACATCTTCACAAGCTCGAAACTGGCTAGGAGGTATCACTACCACTCCAACGGCTACGACAATGAGTATGTATTACTCTGCATCTCTATACGATAATAACAATAAGGACTGGCTGCAGTACGCAACTCCCGCTTATATAAAAGATGATCCGAATAACGTACCTTACTTAGTCTTTTTAGACATGGTAGGTCAGCATTTTGATAATGTTTGGATTTACCTTAAAGACTTAAGTAATAGATACTCTGCAGAAAATAATCCCTTTGTAGGCGTTTCCATGGATCAAGTAGGCGATGCATTAAAAAGCTTCGGTATTAATTTGTATACCAATACGAACATATCAGATAATATCTACTATTCTTTATTAGGTATTAATCAAACCGGCTCTGCCTTACCTGTTACATCAAGCGCTTATTCACAAGTTAAAATTTCAAGTAGTAGCTTATATCCGCTACCAGGAAATAGCTATTTAAGCTCTTCTTTATCCCTACCTCCTTTTGGAAATGAACTTATCAGTAGATACGTTACAACTTTTATTACTGCTTCACAAGGAGTAACTTCTAGCTTCGCAACATTACCTGCAGAGCAGTTAAAAAACGAGACCTACAAACGCTTATACCATAATTTAGCTTACTTACTTAAGACTAAAGGTACAGAACAGGGTGTGAAAGCTTTAATATGTACTTACGGTATACCTGAAGATATTTTAACTGTAAACGAATACGGCGGATACAATATTTATGACGTAGCCGGTATTCAAGAATTAAATAATAATAATGTTACTACAGGAAGTGTATTACAAATTTCAAGTAGTTTATTATCTCCTTATACAACATTACAGTATTATCAAAACATATACGATAAAACAGCACCAGATATCGAAGTAGGATTTTCTCCTACAGATGCTATTAACGCAGCTATTACTTCATCAGGGTATGTAACTGCATCTAGTCAACCAGGCTATTTCAATATCATGCAGTATATTGGTGCCCCTAATTTACAATATTCAAGCTCTTATTTTCCTTTAGATAAATTAGAAGATACCTTTTTTGCTAATACAATGACAGGTAATTCTCAAACAGGATTACAAAGATTTAACGTTTGGGATTTTATTAGATCTATAAAGTACTACAATAACTCTTTATTCAAAATGATTAAGGATTTTGTACCTGCAAGAGCTAATTTAAGTACAGGAGTTATAGTAAGATCTCATATCTTAGAAAGAAATAAGTATGCAAGACATGAACCTTATGTTGTTATTAGCGGTAGTATATCTACTATCAACGTAATTGCTATATCAGGATCTGCACCTGGAGGTATTAACTATAATACTTCTTATACAGCTTCTATACCAGTTCAATATGCTAGTTCTTCTAACTATTTAGCAACAGCATCAGGATTTATTCCAGAAATATCCAACACAGGAATTGAAAATTATACTGGAGAGTATAGCGGATCTAATTTATTTATTTCTAATTATTTTCCTCAAGTAGGTGTTTCTAGTTACTTAGCTCCCAATACATCTTCAGTCCCTTATACTGCAGTAAGCGGTAATATAATGTTTACAACTTACTCTCTAAATTATTTAGTAAACAATGTAACAGGTTCTGTTATATCCCAAAAGTTTTTAGATTTAGATTATAATATTT